GAATTTTTAATCGTCGAGACTTCGAGATCCCAATTCGACCCGGTTCCGAGATCGGCGTCGGTCGGTGAACGACCTCCGTTCGCTTCGTCCCAGGTGTAACCCTTGAGTCGAACGCTAAACGAGTAATCGACCTGCATGGTCGTCTCAATTCGCTCGTTTCCGTTGGTTGTGTCGATGTTGGAGAAAATGTCTCCGCCGTCGAACACGGTAGCCGCGCCAGGGACGAGTCCGATCGTTTTGATCAGATCCGGCGTTCCTGATTCGACCAGAGCCGGAGCGTCGGTCACGACAAAGCGTTGTCCGAGGATCTCGATCACGCGAACGCCGCCGGCAGCAAATAGCCGTTGATCGTTTTTCAGGTTTTCCTCGACCAGACGATGATATGCGGCTCCGTTCATGACTTGAGCGGCTAACATGCCGGACTTGTCGCCGAAAAGCGCGTGAGATCGGTTCATGGCGATATAAGTCAAGGCACCGGCCGGATCCGTTCCGCCGCTGATGTCCAGGGTCGCGTCGGACTGGTTCTCAATCGCTGCGACGAGTGAAGCGATCGCCGTATGGAGTTGATCCTTAACCAAGGCCTCCGCGAAAAACTGAGACGCGGCGTCAATGCCGGCAGCCGTTGGACGATCGAGCCATGACATTTGACCGGGCTCCATGAGGATTGGACCAAAGCCGCCGGCGACCTTAACGGAGGTGTTTAAGCCTTCCGAGAGTGCGGTCGGCGTGACTGAATCGTTTGCTCCGTAGCGGTCGACGCGGCGTTGTGCGCCGTGTAACGAATCGAAAAACGACTCGCGCAAAAAGTCGCCGGCAAAACCGTCATTGGTGAGACGGATCGCGCCGGCGCTCGCCTCGTTGAAAGCGTCGACCATGACGTCGAGCGCTTCTAGCGTCTCCGGCATGATCATGTCATTAAATACTTGCATCTGTGAAAGGGCCATCGGGAAATCTCCTTGTGATGATTAAGAGTTAATTTTCTAGTCCGTATTTTTCAGCGATCCGGGATTCGCGCTCGTCTCGAGTGCCTCCTTTTCCGCGTGTGTCAGGACTTCCCGTCCTTTCCGTGCTGCGAGACTGTTTTCGAGTCCCGCCGCCGCCGCCGCCTTTGGTATCAGTTACCAGGCGAGCGAATGTTTTATCGGCGAGGATCTCGGTCTCGAGATCTTCGATCTTGAGTTCGGTCTCCTTGCCTTTTGAGTCGAGAATGACCAGAGTCGGATCCTCGGCCTCGTCGTCAATTGTAACCCGCAACCGTTCGCGGATCAATTTTTTCAGAATAGGCCGCGAATCATTGTCGACGGCTAGACGTGAGGCCATCGCTTCGGCTCGATTATCGGCCGTTAGCCGCTCGATCATGGTGTCGCGTGACTTGAGTCGTCCGGAGAGTTGCTCGTTTTCCCGCTCGTGGTCGCGCTTGGCTGATTCGATCTTTCGATCGTAAGAGTCTTTTATTCGTTGCCGTTCGGCGTCGGTTCCGCTACTGTCGAGTAGTTCGTCGCGCTCGGTTCGCAGTTCTGAGACTTCGTTCTTAAAGCGCTCGGCTTCTTTCGCCGCCGTTTTTGCGTTCGAGCGTTCCTTCTGGAGCGCTGATTTCAAGCCGCCGACCTCGTCGTCTGCGACGACTCCGTTCACGTCCAGAATAAAACCTCCGTCCGTTTCCTTGTACTCGCCTCGGAATCCCTCCGAAACGTCCTCCAGTTTTTCAATCTTGTAAGGTAATGCCATCGGAATCTCTCCGTCGTGGTTTATTCAATACCGGCGCGGCTAAATGCCAGAGGCCGGCGGCGTTTCATTTGTTCAAGCGTCATCGGTTGAAAACTTCGGTCCAATTGTAGCCGAGAAAACTCCGACGCCGTGAGTCCTCCAGATCTTAACAGTTGCGCGCGCGTTTTTCCAATCGCGACGGACTGGAAATCCGGATCTTGTTTCTTGAGCCATTCAATATAGGTTAAGTCCGCCTGAACCTCGCCGCCTTGCGCTGGACGGACTCCTCGAGATCGGTCGACGGGCTCGTCGGTGATCGCGACAGTAAAACATCGGCATCGATAATGGATCGGAGAGAGCGGCCCTTTCCCGACCTCGTATTCGTTGCCGTCGAGCGGTCCGCATTGGAGACAGGTTCCAGAGTCGAGAATGGATGTCCATCGGTATTTCTTAACCTTTGCATTTTGTAGCCAGACCAATTGCCGCGCCTGTTCTGCTGCCTGTTGAGTGGCGAGATCCGTAAACGCCGCGACTTTTCGACGGACGATTCCGATCACGGCTCCACGGTTATTTCGGGAGCGTGGGCCGATCAATGCCTGGACGATCGACGAATTCGACTCTCCACGACCTGCAAAAACTCGGACGCGCGTTCTAATTCGACGGACTTCGGTCTGAACCAGGACCGCGAATATCCCCGCGAGAGTAGCCGCCGCGACGCCATCGGCGAGGACGGGAGCGCCGAGAGCGTCTCCAGGGAGAGACCTCATATCGGGCGACGGGACTTCGAGGAAACCGGCCTCCGCTTCTGCCATTTCCTGAGCGATCTCTCGAAGTTGCGGGAGGAGGGCGATCCAGACGCGGTCGAGAATCGATCCGGCTCGACGGTCCAGGGAGTCCAAAAACTCGACGAGACGGGTCGGAGTCATTCCCGCGACCTCGGCGTTCGCCAGTACGCCGGCGAGGAGTTCCGTCAGTTCCTCCCCCGCCTGTAGCGCAGCCGCGCGGACGAGCCCGGCTTTTACGCGCTGGAGCATGACCTGGAGCCTCGTCGTCTGGTCGAATAGCGCCATAATCTAGTCGATACTCTCTCGGCCGAGGAGGTCGTCGATTTCCTCGTCGGTGAGTCGAGTCGCTCCGATCTTTCGAAGCATGGAATTTTTGACGGCGTCCGGATAGGCTCCAGCCTGCCATCCCTCGACAATGGCTCGGAGCGTGTTTCCGTCCATTTGTAGCGACGTGAAGTCGGCCTCGAGATCGTATCGAACCGGATCACCTGGTCGGACGAATAGAAGAGCAAACTCGAGCGCGCGGGTTATACACTGCGAGACGTTTTTCACAATCAACGATAGCTGACTATATGTCGCGTTCGTCTCGTTCCTGGACTGTTCGGCGGTCATGACGACCGAGGCCTCCATTATCTGAGCTCCGAGCGCTACCATTTGAGCCTCTTTCCGTTTCATCGCGGCATCGGACAGGATATCCGGATCGACCTGGAGGAGTTTCGCGGTCTCTCCCTGTGCGAGTAACAGAGGCGCGCGACTTCCAAAATAAACGCCGTCCTTCTCGAGACGGTCGATCGTGGATCGCGAGAGGTTCTCGAATACCGGCCACGGCTGACCCAAAAGGAACGCCGCCTCCTCATAATCGGCCGAGTTTCGATAGTGGGCGATATTAGCAGCCGCGAGATCTGAAATAACCGGCCGATCGATTGCCGGGTCATTGCAGACGGCCCCCATAAACGCAAACGGGATCTCCGTCATTTTCTCGCCGGTTTGGGTAGTTGGGTATATTTTGGAGTTTGGGATCGACGTCCAATTCGTCTCTTTTTTTGATTTTGTCCCGGTGGTGTTGGCCTCGAATCGTTCTTGGAAATAGTATCCGTCCGAGTCCAGGGATAGCGCGAGGACTTGCGTTTCGTTGTCGACGTCGAATCCTTCACTCCTGGAGACGTCCTCGGCCAATAGAACGAATTTAAGGACCGAAGCGCCTTTCTCATTGTCCCATTCACTAAACCAGCCGAGAATCGCCTCGGCCTCGAACGTGGACAGCGTCGGGACGTCCTCTCGCGTTGCCGCCTGGATAAAGTCGACGAAAATTCCGCCGCGACCGACGATCAGGTTCTCTCGGACGAGATACTGAGCCATCCCCTCCAGAGTCAAGCCGGCCCCGTCCGCGTTTTTCTCTATTTTCGCGATCCGTTCCGGGATTTCCTTTTCGGGCTTGGCCTTCGTCGCCATCCCGACCAGGCCGGAGACGGTTCGCCCCGTAACGCCGTAAAAGTGCGCGCGCTCGATGTATTGCATATAACGGGCGTCGTTTTCGGGAGAGATGTCGAGCGGGTTCGGCCGAGGGAGATAAACATGGGCTCCGACCTGTCGATCCGCGACATTATTTCGCCGAGACTTGATCAGTTTTAAGTCGGCCTCCTTGATATCCTCGTCGCCGTTGACGACGTCTCGCATTTTGGTCCAGCGTCGGAGATCTCGAGCCGTGTATCGTTTTTTAAATTTCATTGTGCGAAACCTATTCGGAGCGAGCGTCCGTCCGCTCGGTTAGTTGAGAATCTTCGGTGGGCATAGTATCCCCCCGCGTCCGGTGCGTGGTCAAGGTCTCCGGATTTGTCCGGTTTTCCGTTTTCTCCCCACGGTTGACGAGTGAGGCATTTATTCAGGTCGGGACAGTGTCCGCGATCGACGAAATACTTTCTCTCGCCCTTTGCGTTGCGAATTCGTCCGTTATACACGTTAACGCGATCCATAATCCGCGGATTTGCTTCCGGCGCGTCGATCAGGAATCCCGCGTCCTCGAGGAGTTGGATATCGGTCCGCTGCGCTCCGGTGTCCCGGTTGCCGCCGGTTGAATCAGGATAGACAACAATTTTACGCCGTGGGAATCTGTGTTGGATGGTATCGATTACGTCCCGAGTATCGTATCCCCTCGAGATCTCGCCGACGGCGTAGGAGTCGTTATCGCGTTCGACGTGAAACACCGCCGCCATTTTGCCGATGTTGAAATCCATTCCGACGTGGAGAGGCTCGAATTCGCCGACCTCGACCGTCCGATGGTTTTCGGGTCCGTAATCGTGATACACGTTCCCCATCGTTAAATTGACAAATTGGCCCTTCAAATAGGCCTCGACTTGTCTGGCGTCATAGGTCTCCATCATCGCGTCGATATAACCGGGAGGGAGGTTTTTCTCGTTTGAAAATGTCGAGGCTCGGACCAGGTGATAAAGAGCCGACTCCGTCTCCATAAATCGAGAGTGCATGAACGCGAAACCCTCGGGAGTACATGTCACGTGAGCCGTATTAGGTGCGTCCGGATATCTGAGCCGGGCGACGATCTTTTTCCATGCTTCCTCGGCCTTGTCTTTCCGCATCGTGTCGATTTCGTCGACGTGCGCGTGTCCGACCTTGAAACCGACGATCCGTTTCGGGTTTTCCATCGATCGGCATTTGATCAGCGAGACCAAACCGTCCCCATCCAGGAGAGAGACCTCCTTGTCCCCGAAGTTGATCGAGATATCGAGACCGTAAAGATCCGCGACCTCCTCGATCGTAGGATAAAAAATATCTCGGATCATCGGATACGTCGGCGCGAAATAGGCTTGAGGACAGCCATGCTCGAGCCCGGCTTTAATTAAGCCGTGACAGCCGGCCCACGTTTTCCCCGCTCCCATGCCGGCGACGAGTCCCGTAAATCTCGCCGGCGAGTACAGGAGCGAGTGCTGAGAGGGGAGGAGTTCGATTTTCAAAGGGTTAATCCTCTCCAGGAATTTTTCGTTTCGGGTCGCTTGCGTCAGTAACGACAAATTCGACCTTTTTCCGGCGTCCGCGCGTTTCGGGATTTCCCTCGCCTCTAAACTTCTGGTGTCTTGATTTCAATAAAAAGATCATGAGGAGATCGCTTTTTTCTTGAGCGCGTTTCCGAGCGGTCGACTCGAGAGCGTCCGTCCCGTCTGAATATGCCTGGATCCAAGCCGAATCGAAATCCTCGTCGTTCTCGCGTCTCTCATAAACGGTCGATCGCGGTAACTGTGAATCCTTGCAAGCCTCCGCGACCGTTCCTCCATCCGACAGCGTGAGGAGGAATATCGCAAACTGAGCCTCCCGCCGTTTATCCTTCGCCGCCTCTCTTTCCTTTTTAGCGTTCCGTTCTGTCCGGACTTTTGACGTCGTTTTTTTCGCGGTCTTTTTGCGTAACGCTTTCTTTTTGCTTGCTTTTTTTGTCATTATTCGGATTTTAAACCGGAGTCCTGCCTGAGATCGAATTTCATGTCCTCAAGCGCTCCGACCAGTTCAAAGTATTTTAGACCGGGCTCGGCATAAGTACAGACGCCGCCGGCCTTTCTTAAACCGACCACGGCGACGCCGTCGAGTTTGCCGTCCCTCGCCTCCGTGAGCATGGTCTCGAGGACGTGGACGACTTGCGCCTGGATTTCGGTCAATTGTGTGTTGACAGATACGACGTTGAGTTTCGATTGAGTCATTAGGGCGCGCCCGGATAATGGTTAATTGTCCATGAGGCGATCAGGAGCGCGACCGAGGTCAATAACGCCACCAGACCCCCGACTCGAGCGGCCGTCGACGTGGTTCGCTCGTCCGTTTTCCCCATTTCAATCTCGAGGAGCCTGACGCGCTCATAAATTGGCCCGATCTCGTTCCGAAATTCGTCTCGGTGTTTTTGAATCTCTCTCATTATTCTAAGTTCAGATTTTTCGGCCGTGTCCAGAATCCGAATCAGTAACGCTTGAATGTGGTTTTGTGGATCTTCTGCCATGTCAGCGCCTTATTTTTTGAAGTTCCACGTTACAGGGGAACGATCAATCCCGCAACCAGTCCAGCACCGATTAACAGAGGACAGGACCAGGCGCGAGCATTCAGCGCCGACTCGAGGTCGTCGATCGCGTTCCAATAGATCCAGACGGCCTCGCCGAGTTCGTCAAAGGCTGCATTTTTAGCCGATAGCGCGTCACGGTTAGCGATCGAATGACGGACAAACGTCTGAGCCGTTTCCAGTGAGTCCAGATCCAGGAACGCGACCTCGCGGCCATCCTCCAGAGTTCCGACTTTAAACTCGAACGCCGGCAAATCCGCCGGCGACTCTGAGGCCTCAAACACTGGCGGAGGCTCTAATCCTTTACTCGGGAGGGCTCCGCAGCCGGCGATTGATATCGCGAACACGATCGCGCAAAAGTTCGCGAGACGTCGGAGGAGGGAAAAATTCGTTTTTGTCGCTGACTTCGAGCGGTTTTCCTTTTTCATGGTCTTTTGTCTCCTGTTTTGCTCGTTGGAGGATCTCGTTCGCTGTTTCGTGGTGTTTGTTCGCGCGCTTCGCGGTCTCTGTCGCCTTTACGATTTTAATCGCGCCGGCTTCGGCCTTCCGTTCAGCACGTCGCCCGAATAGCAGTCCAAAAATGACGGCCGCAATCGATAGAACGAAAAGCCATCGATCGAAAAGCCAGTCGAAGATCGTTTCGATTTGCTGTCTCATTCGCTTTTCCTAGGTTTGGGTTCGACCTCTGGATCGTTCGAGAGGTTATATATCCAGGGATATCGATCCATCAAAAGCCGGCGCATGATTTTATAAGCCGCCGGCGAGAACATTCCGACCGATATCGAGATCCAGAGTTCAGTCCAGGGGAACGGAGAGATCGACGTTTTCGCCGTGGATATCGTAAAGCAAACGATCACACCGAGGAGAAACGCGATCGCAGTCACTCGGCCCCCGGTTAAGTTGTAGGCGCGTTTTAGTAGCTGAGAGCCGCCCCACGACACCAACAGGCCGAGAACGATACCGAGGATCGACCGTGGATTTGCTCCGAGGAATTCGGTCCAATCCTTTAGCGAGCC